CGGTAGTTCCTACAACAAGACCTGCATAACTACTGTTCGATGAACTAAAAACACCAGCCCCATAAAAACCAGCTACGGAAGCACCGAGTCCCATGCCAAAAGTAAGCCCGACTTGTGTTGTTGATGTTCCCGCATCAATCGCGTTAACAGACAAAGAATTGGCTGTAATCTTCCCACCGTTAATAGTAGTAATATTGGCGTTAACGTCATATGCCGCACCGCCATTATCTATTTTTGTCCCAGTATTAAAACTTGTTGACCCGTCAGTCAGCACTGTGGACGATGAAAAGGTAACAAGCCCAACAAAACCATAGCCTTGTAAAGCGGCTTCAAATGTAGGTGCGCCAGTTCCTGATCCTACAACGGTTTCTGTTACCGTAAATCGCGAATACCATATCTGGGACGATCCACCTACGGTAGGTGGATTAACTCCCCAGCCCGATGTTAGGCCGGTAAATGCACCATTTGAAAATGTATAAGATGTGGCAGATGGTGTGCCAGGATTGCTCGATGTTGACGATTGATAATAAACATATCCTGTCTGCGAACTTGCCGAACCTGCGGCCTCGCTGTCAGCAATGGCGGATACCCCAGAACTAAATACTGATACATTAGCTGATCTATCTACCGACTTAACCCAGTAATAATATGTTGCGCCTGGTGTAACATCAGTATCAATGTAATAACTGGCAGATGTTGTGGCTATCTTTGTTGAGGTTCCAGAATCATTGGTGGTGTTCCTAAATACCTGCGTTTCTTTGTGATCAGTGTCAGTCGGATCATCCCAATCAACAAGTATTTGCTTCAGCTTGCCCACGGCAACAACACTTGTTGGGGCAGCATTAGCCGCTGTTTTACCGCCAATAGTAACCGTGGTAGCTACCCAGCTAGAATATGCGTTGAACTGATCACTAACTGATCTTACCCGCACATCATATGTTCCAGGTTTTAAACCGCCGATCTCGTAGTACAACTCAGTGGTCTTTCGCTCAACGTAATCTGAATCAGTAGTAAGCTTTGCTTGAACCAAGTAGCTTGTGACATATAGATCGCTTGGAGAGTCCCAAGAAACATATGCGCGGTATCTAACAGTGCCATCGCTGTTAACGTCAGAATTTTCGGTAACTGATAAGTTCTGCGGAACATTTACAACTGTCGGATCAGGAAATGAAGTGTCAGGTATTGTTTCTTGTTCGGCATCAACATCATAAGTGTAAATATTGCTTTGATACTCAACTAACTGGAACTGGCAAGTCAGGTCTTCGTTAATTGTCATTTCTTCAATGATGAAAGGCTTTGCGACAAAGCCAGGAGTCGGATGCGTTATAGAAATTACATCTCCAACGCCATAGGCCAGACCCTCACTAGTTGTAGTGATGTTGACCTTTAACTGGTTCCTTGAGCGTAACAAGAACACTCTTGCCAAGTCTCTAGCTTGGTAAAAGTTTGTTATTGTGTCGAGTTCAATCTCGTCTTGCAGTAAAACACCGCCGTCTTCAGCCAAGTAAGCAATTTCTTCAGCGGAATCTTTTGCTGGATATGCGGCAGTATCGTCCTGCCATCTTCTATCTGGGTTGGTAAACTTAACGATAACTCTATTGAATTTATCTTCTTTGGCCTCACCCTTGATTGCTATACCGCCAATCAGATGATCCCGCGTAAAAGTAAACTCACTACTTCTTACGCCGTCAATCTTGAGTGAATATTTGCCCTGGTTGTATGGCAATATTCCGCGACAACCCATCAGCATAATCCCGACATTGTCGAATAGTGTTTTTGATGTGTCTAAAACAACATTGCACTCAAAGAGAGACATGGTGTCTGATGTGCCTTCGTGTTGTACAACTGACTCATCACAATCAGTAGCTGCCGCAGAAAATGCTGTGTCGTCAATAGCGGATAGCGGGATGCCCTTGCCAAATCGATCATTGGTTAAATAGTCGCGTATACATAAGGCAGGATTGTCAGAAAACGCAGTTGTAGATGTTCGTGGATCGTATACTTTGCGCCCTTGTACGACTGCGGTTATTTGCGGTACGCCAGACCAGATTTCTGGCGCATATTTGAAGCGTAGTGCAATGTACGCAACACCACTCAATGTATGAAAAGAATCCCAGTTTGATGTGGCATTGCCAAGATAAGCTGAGTCATAAGCTTGTGTGTCAGACCCAAGATGCACTGAGTAAGCAACTAAACCTTGATATTTTGCGTCACCAATTGGAAGGTCATCAATTTCAATATCGCTGATCGACTGAACTTCGCCTTCACATAAAACTATAGCGACATATAAATATTCGTTTGGCCCAGAGTCAGATTGATAAGTTTCGAATTGGCTGTTGTTCTGATTCCAGATAATCCACTCGTCACTACCTTCAACAAAGTCTCTACCAGTATGAATAAATACCCTGGTTCCACCAACCCGTCTTGTGCCGTAGATAACAGGAATTGGCTCAACATTTGACTCTTTGTTGAGCAACAATTCCTGATTTTTTGCTTGGTTCTTTTTAGCGGCCTTTTGTGCTTTTTTAGCCTGTACATATGAAATGCCACCTGATAATACAGATGCAACTACCGCCAATATAGTCCAAAATCCCATTATTTACCCCACTTGATATCTTTGCGCGTTTCATGCGCATAATCGAAACCACGGTCATTTGGGAAATATAAATTCTGACTATTTGAGTTGGTTAGTCTCCCCTTGACTAACTCAAAGTCTTTCCAGTGTGATGCTAATTGAACGCCGACTTTAGAAGAAGAGTCGTTGTCGGATATAGCATAAGACACAATTCTTCCGTCAAATACCAATATCGGCTGGCCTATGACTGCATCTGTTGAATCCAGCACAGCCCTCCAGATTTTACCCTGTATATCAATATAGTCATTATTTAAAAACAAGGAGACATAAACCTGGCTTTCTCCGCCAAATTCTATAGATATTTCATTGACTCGTAATTCTCCAGATTCGGAAACATCACTTGTGGTGGTTAAATCTGGGCTTGATGAAAAGGTATCTGCGCCAACTATAATGTTGCGCTGCCAATCAGTAATCTTGATGGCCGTGGGAAAGTCTAGCCGTATTAGCGTAGCAAGATTGAAATCATCTCCTGCCAAAGCGGCTTGAGTTGCCGCATCTATTGTTCTGCTCATATAGCCTCAACAAAATCGACTTCGTATGAATAAGTTAAATCTGTAGCAACGCCAAATTCTTGAACATCATTAGAAAGCCTGACCGTAAATGGCACGTTATCATAAGTGATAACCTCATCTAAAGCTACGGCAGATATTAGTGCTGGCTCGAATTCTAATGTACCAGGCCCAGAAAGGTCTGCCGTGATCATGTATGCTTTATTGTGATTGGCAAATTTGATCATATCGCCAGCCTTGAGAGTCCCTGTAATGCCGTCTACGGCAATTGAGGTTGCACCAATAGAACCAGTGCCGTTAGCAGCCAAAGTGCCTGACGCTGTACCAGATGCCTCGCTGACTTCAGGTAATACTATGGTGAATGTCTCAGCCATACCGCGCTGCTTAATTATGAATGCCGATACTGGTTGGAACTCAGATCGAGTCATTGGTGGGTAATTAGCAGAAAAGGAAAATCTTTGACCTCCAATATTTCGCACCTGTATGCGCCCAGAAATGGTTTCTGACGACAGGTTAAAGTATTGGCTGGTAAAGTTTACAGCATTAAATACTGGAGTTGTTGGATATGTCCCGCTCATGCCAGTGATGGCCTCCCACGATTATTGACCGCCTGATTAACCATACTGACTATTTGACCGCGCCTGGATGCGAGTAGCTTATCAAAGCCATCCGTATCATTTGCTGTAATATTGAAATTAACCGTAACCGCTTTATTGCCACCACCTTGAGTATGATCAATAACGGTTTCGTTCGGATGGAGTATAGCAGGGAATCCACCTTTGCCATCAATACCGCCAGCTCTAGCACCCATACCTGTATAGCCACCACCTTCAAACGATGCGGTTTTTATCCCAGCAATAGCATTGGTTCCCGTTGCAACTGCTTGCGCAATAGCGGCCAAATTACCAGGGAATGGTACAGTGTTCGCAGAAGATATAGCAGTGTGTAAGTTCATTATTGCTTGACCTACTGCAATACCTTTCTGAACAGCCAAAAATGCTTGTTGCGCCCTGGTTCCTTCTTTTAGGTTGGCTGCTATACCGCCAAACATATCACCCGTGTTCTGCAACACAGCGTCATTTAATGCTTTTAGCTTTTGCTCTTTTTCTTCAGCAAGCCTAACCTCTTCGGCAAAAGTGTCAAAGAATAAATCAAGCTCTTCTTGCTTTGCTT